TTTTAAAATCACAGAACTTACAACCAATAGCTAACTTTTTATTGCCATTGTTTTCTTCTATAGGTGGGTAACATTTCTCTGGTGGTTCCTTATAGGTTAAGGTTTTCCTTAGCTGATCAATTCTTTCTTCAGGATTTACATCGGTAACGTCTGTCTTGAGTAACGTCATGAACCCATTTGATTTATCGACAGCCAAGAAATACCCTGCATCTTTCTTCAAGGCCTTGGCATAAGAAGATATCTGATAGATGTATCCAAAGGGATCATCATTCTTTAAGCTACCATTATGAAACTTTCTAAATCCATAAGGGGAGGCTGACTTAACATCCACTAACTCTCCATCTATCATGGCATCTATATGTCCTTTGACACCATTAACTTTTACTTCTTCTTGACACATCGTTACCTCATGTCCTGCTTCTCTCACTAGGAATAAGGTAAGCTCTTCTATTATATGACCCAATAAAAATTTAATTCTGGTAGCAGTAGACAATGGTTCTTTATCGTATCCATTGTAATCATACCATAGCTGTCTATCTTTCTTACCTATGGCTGACAGTCTCATTCTACCTGCTGATACATACTCTTCGGACAATGCCTTAACTAACTCAGCACTAATCCCTTCAGTTAGGAGTGTGAGATTAGCCTCCGATGGAGCTTTACCTTGAATAAATACTTTATCAATGTCCTCTAAGAGAGAACTAATCTCACGTTTACTCATTAGAATGGAGCAGATTCTTCTGAGTTGGTACTGGCTACAGCACCATCAGCAACGTAGCCATCAACCTCACCAAAGTCTTCTGACTTTGCGTATGGTATAAGGTCAACAACTTGAACGGCATCAAGGTAGAACTTATTCTTACCTTCCATAGTAGGTACGTTCTCAATCTCTACAGATCGGAACATAACTCTAACGTCAGATCCATTACCTATCAATGTACCTGAGATGTCATTCGTCTTAGCATCAACGATCCTAGGTTTAGGGAGAGCCTCACCTTTCCTGTTGAATGCATTCTTTTTAAACGTGAAGAAATCTCCACGATCATCTTTCTTATTCTTGATAGAAGCTGAAGGGTTAAGTCCTTCTATTAATTTTCTTGTAGCTTTATCAATAGTTAAATCAATGCAGTACTCTGTGTCTTCTTGTGCTGTTGTGTTATACTTCTGAGCTGGCTTATCTAGCTTAGCCCAATAAGCTTTTCCTGTTATTACTGGCATATTAAATCCTCTCGGTTGTTGTTAATTATTAATAACATCTTATACCATATTGATATTAAGAAGTCAAGTCTTTTATTCGGATGCGAGCATCTCTTAATTGTATCTCGCATTCCCTTACGTTGTGCCTAAGAATTTGATTCTCGGCTGTAAGCTTTTTAATCTCTGTACGATACTCATTCTTTTCTTTAATGAACTCTGCTACATGTCTAGGTAATATGTATTCCATTAGTGTGTCTCCGACCAGTTGTTACCCAATTTATATTCGCCATCAAGAGGGCAGTTTAATTTATAATATTTTCCTGCATCTATTATAGCATCAACCCCTAGCTTACCCACTAAGTTTCCTTCGGAAGCATCACACTCTACCTGCCACTCATCATGTACGTTGGCTACAATCTTTACATCTTTAGATAAACCTTCAGCAAATAATACTAAAGCTTTCTTCATGACCACAGCAGCAGCACCTTGTAACTTGGTGTTCAATGCTGAGTGAGGTGAACGTACCCATATCTTTCTGTTGTCCAATCCTCTGAGCCATCCTCTTCCTGCTTCTTGTGTTACTACATTTCTTAATAAGGCAAGTGATGGGGTTTGTTCCAGAAAGTTATCTATTAATTCTTTACCTTTCTTTGCACCACTACCTACAATAGAACCAATCTTCTTAGAACCTGCACCATAAAGGAATGCATAGATGAATGTCTTTGCTTGGTCTCTTGTCTCTAGTCCTGCATTCTTTTGATTCAATGTATGTATGTCACCATTCAATAACTCTTCTACATATTTTGGATCACGCATGTAATGAGCAAGCATTCTTAATTCTATTCCACTTGCATCTATACCTACCAGTACCTTACCCTTGGGTACAGTCCAACATGTTCTACATTCCTTACCGAATGGCGAATACCCTGCTGGTACCTGAGCCATGTTAGGTTTGGCATGTGCCATCCTACCTGTGATAGTTCTTAATGTTAATACAGAACCATGTACTCTGTTGTCAAAGGAAGAGTCAAGAGCATCAAGCCATGAGCCAACCTGAGCAATTCTTTTTTGTAACATAAGATACTCAGCTATAACCTTTGCCTCTGGCATGTTGATAGTATTAAGTACTGCCTCATCTACTATCACACTACCTTTCTCTGTCTTCTTCTTAGGTTTCCACCCTCGTTCCATTAATCTTTCTGCTATCTGTTTACGTGAGCCAACATTAAAGTCTTGCATTGTAACCTTGAGCTTAGTCTTAAGCTGTGTCTCAATGCGTATAGGTGGAAACACTACCCTTAGTTGTTCACGTATCTCATTAAGTCTTCTCTCTAACTTACCAACCAAATCCATTGCATACTTCTGATCAATAAAGAATCCATCTCTCTCTTGCTTACATGTTATTCTTTTAACATCATGCTCCAGAGTAATACATTCCATAGAGAAACCTTTAAGCTCATGTCTTAGATGATTGTATAGTCTGACAGTTACAGATACATCTTGCTTGCAATAGGTTAACATCTCTGCTGAGTAGCCTGACCAATCATTGAAGTCTCCCTTTGGAAACTTTAGTCTGGCTCCCCATGAACCTAATGAATGACCACCATCTCTATCAGGTCTGGCTAACTGACTGAGTATCAGAGTGTCCATTAGTTTCTCATGTGGTATCTTTATGCCCCATATCTTTTCAATCTGTGGTGCATCAAAAGAAATAATGTTGTGTCCTATTACTCTGTCATACTTAGCCAACAGTTTATCAAGGTAGAGTTGGGTACGCATTACAAATACTTCACCCGTCTCTACATCTTGACCAACCAAGCACCATATCTTATCAGGGTGTAGCCCATTAGTTTCTATGTCAATTACAATTGCACTATCCATTATCTAAGCTCCTCAAACTCCTCTACTACCTCTTCTATATCATCTGGGAATGTTTCTGTCAACCTACTTGTATCTCTATCATAGTGTAGATAGGTACTTGGTCCAGTCAATCCAGAGAATCTATTCTTCAATACTCTTATCAAGGTAGTGTTTCTTATTGTAGGGTCAGGGTTCTGCCCATCTCTCTCAAGTCCTAGTACCATGTTACTTAGCTGACCGATACCTGCTGTACCTCTGAGTTCTGATAGAGAAGTTTGTCCACCTTCCTCATGAGATTTACCACTCGGTCTCTTACTATGACTGACCATACCTAGCCATATGTTTAACTCAATGGTCAAAGTCTTGAGCTTGGTAGCTATCTCATCCAATGCCTTACGTTCATCACCTTGCGATTGGTCACTCACCAAGATAGATATGTGATCAAGGAAGATGTACTTACAATCACATCCCAGAGCAAGGTATCGTATGGCACTAATGACTGCATCAATATTAGTAGAGCCAAAGGATTCAAAGAAGTGATACCTGTCTGAGCCAAGTGTATTCTTGAAAGCCTCATCAAATTCTTCACCACTTATCTCTGTGGTAGGTAGATGCAAAGGTTTGTTTGCACCCAGACTTAGCATACCTCTGGCTGAATCATCCAATGGTTCTTCAAAGAACATCATGCCTATGTTATCTTCTGAGTTATGTTGTATATGATAAGCTAACTCACGCAACACCTGTGTCTTACCCATGCCTGACCCTGCTGTTATAGTCCACATCTCACCACGTCTCAGTCCATAGGTAAGGTCTTGAAGAGCAGTCCAAGGTAGAGGTAGACAGTCAGGTTGTTTCTTATTCTTTAGTGAATCATATAAAGATATACCTGATACTATACCTGCAGGTGTGTACTTCTCTGAACTGAACCATGCATTCCTGAACTCTTCATCTCTGTCTGCCACTAGGTAATCACATGCATCCTTCATACCATTGCTATGTATCATGACCTTAGCTTTGTTAGGAAAGAGTCTTGCTACTTCCTCACTAGCTTTCTTACCTGCCTCATCATTATCAAAACAAATGACAATACTCTTGAAGGAGTCAAGGTACTTGTAGTTCTGTTGACAATTCTTCTTGGCTGATTGTGCATTGTGTACTGAGACAGCAGGATACCTTGAACCAAGCAACTGATAGCAAGCCATTGCATCAAGCTCTCCTTCAGTAATCGTTATACCTTTGGCTGACTCTTTGCCAAAGACATGCTGACCAAAGAGAGTAGAACTTTTTGCATCACCCTCCCATTGAAATTGTTTACCTGCCTTACGTACCTTGTTGGCAACATGATTCTTATCGACATCATAGTAAGGATAGTAATGAGACACACCCTTATCTACTGTTACATTAAACTTCTTTGATGTAGCATAAGATAATTTTCTATCATCAATAGCTTGCCAACCATCACGACCCTTACCAATACTTGAATGAGACATAGGAATATTCTCATTAGGTTTTGGTTCTTCTATTACACTATCAAACATTCTTTCTAGGTCTCCCTTTGTAAAAGTTGTAAGGCAAGAGTAACAGTACCCATGCCCATCATCATATCTTGTGAAGGCATCACTTGATGGACATGTTGGACAACTTATATGTGTTTCTTTAGTACTCATTACTGCTCCTTAATAAGATTATTATTATAATGATTATCTTTTCTCTCTCTCTTTAAAGACATTATACAGACTTAAAAAATCCTGTCAAGTTATTTATTCAAAAAATATAGATACAACTATAGCGAACCCTAACCAAAAGAAAGGATTACATACTGTTAAATATATAAAAGCTCTCATAAATTATTCTCCTTGCCATATGTTATAAGTGTTGT